TTTTTCTTCAATAAGTTCTTTCAACTCTTCCTGCATTTTATGTAATGCAGACTTCAGTTCTTTTAATGTATCTTCCTCTTTCTGAGTACTGGTTTTATTATTTTTAAGTTCAAGTATTAAAGACTGCAATTTACTAATGTACTTGTTTATACCTGTAATCGAAGCATTCTTAGTAGCAACTTCAACTTGAATAGTTTGTATTTCTTTTTGTTTTTCTACTATGTCATTAAGTTTTTGTTGTTCTTCATTTAATTTAGATTCAAGTTCATTAAGACCTTGCTTAGATTCATTGACTTTTCCAGTAAGTGATTCAATTTCTTTTTCTTTAATCTCCAAGGCAATGGCTTGTCTACACGTTGGACAATCATCGTGATGCTGGAAAAAATCAATATCTTTGTTGAATTTGGAGATATTGTTTTCAATCTGCGTTTCAAGTTTGGATATCTTTTTAACTTTCGTTTCAATTTCCATCTTGTTCGATACGGCAGTCTGTAACTCTCCAATTCTAGTTGTGTATTCTTCAATTTCTCCATGTAAGATTTCCAAGGTGTCATTATTAGTTTGTATTTCATTCTCATACTCGGTCACCTTAGCATCAGTATCTAAATTTAATTTGTCTAAGTGTTCTTTCTTTAATTTATATTCTTGTGAGCATAATTCGATGTCGCTCTTTTTTATCGTAGAATTCTCTTTGTTCTTTGAAATTTTTTCTTTTACGATATTGTTCATCGTAGAAAAAATTTGTATGTCTAATAAATCTTCAATGATTGACCTGCGATCAGATGCAGACAATTGCATGAAAGGTGTAAACGATGCTGAACCTAAAATTACAATTTGTGTGAAAGATTTATAATTCATCTTGAGAATAAATCGTTCTAAGTAATCTTGATAATCTCTAGATGCGGCCTCTTGATTCAGTAACTCATTGTTACAATAAATTTCAAAAACATTCGGTTTAATACCTCTTACAATTTTATAAGATTTATTGTTGGTGTCAAAAGTAACTTCAACTACAGTTTCTTTACCGTTAATTGAATTAACAAGATTTGGTTTGTTAATATTTCTAAACGCTTTTCCGAAAAGTGCGAAGCATAAGGCATCAAGTAAAGTAGATTTACCTGAGCCGTTCTCACCAACAATAAGAGTGTTAGTTTGATTGTCTAGTTTTATTTCCGTAAAACTGTTACCTGTACTTAACAGGTTTTTCCACTTGATGTTTCTAAAAAGTAACACTAGTCAGATACCTCAGTATTCAAAGCCTCAATGTAAAGTTCTCTCATAAGAGTTTTCAATTTATCAGATTCAATATCGATTTCTAAATTATCAATGTACTTAGAAAGTATAGTCATAGTATCTTCAGCCTGATCAATGATATCACTATCATCGCCGAGAATATTCTCACTGAAATCTTCAACTATAGAAAGGTCACTAAGACCAATTTTATATAAGTTATCTAAAACATGTTCAAACAAAAATGGATTTTGTTTGTTCAAAACAATAACTTTAACGTAAGAGTCTTTTAGTTTATTGTAGTCGTATTTTTTCCAAAACTCAAAATCTGTCTGTGCATCATCATATACAATCTTATTGAACATAACGAAAGTATTTTTAACAAACTGAAGTTCGCGGTTATCGGTATCAAAAATATGAAAACCTTTTGGATCATCATAATCAGACCAGGTCATTTCATAAGGTGTACCCACATAGGTAACATTGTCCGATGAAGATTTATGGTGAAAATGTCCGCTTAATACTATATCATACTTGGATAATGTCTTTCTGTCAAGCCCACCTTGATGAACATTGCCTCTATCCATTTCGAAACCATCTATTTCAAAATGCCCAAAACATATCTGTGATTTACTGTTTTTTATTTTTTGGAAGATTTCTTCTTCATTGTCGGCACACAACCAAGGCACTATGTCAATATCTACACCATCAAAACTTTCTGTGTGAAATTTTTCAACCAAAAATACATTTTCATATTCGTTCAATAATAAATTTGGTGAGTTTACTTCGAGGGTATTTTTAAATGCAACATCATGATTACCAACTAAAGCGTATAGTTGTATGTTGTTTTCTCTTAACTTATCAAAGAAATATTTTCTGCAAAGGTAGAGTGAATTGAAATTGATAAACTTTCGACGATCAAACAAGTCACCCATTTGAACGATAACTTTAATATCGTTTTCTAACAAATAAGGGAAAAGTATATGATCGTAAAACTTTTGGAAATATTTGTGAAAATCTAAAGAATCGCCCCGAGCACCGAAGTGAGTATCACCTAATATACATAATTTCATATTTAAATCACAATATAAAAAATCCGTTATTTTTCTTAACTGGTTCTGTTTCGTATTCTAATTTTACGGGTTGTGGTTTGTGTTTATCAAAAAAAGCAGAGGCATATGGTCCATTACTTCTGACATAATGTAAAAATACTTGTATGTACTTATCTTGATCTATTTCATGTCTCCAGTGATCCGCTACACAACCCAAATACATCATAGCATCACCTTGTTCCATTTCGATTGAAACTTCTTCGCCATTTGGTTTCTGTATGTAAATAGGCCAATCTTTTTGTTTGAAAAGATTCAACGTCAAACTAATCTCACAAGCAGGTCTATCTCTATGCCGTTTTAAATCATCACCTCGTTTATAAACTCTAGAATAGGTATAAGTTGGTAAAACTTTTTGTCCTAGAATTTCACTAATTTGATTAGTCTTTTCACACAACAATTCTACGAATTCAATGTAGTTATAAAAAGAACTAGAATTTGGAGCTTGTTGATCTCCGATCAATTTATTTTCTTGGCAAAAAGTGTCAAATCTTTTAGCTAAAACTTGAGCTCTTTCTTTTTCTATAAAATTAGGTAAGAAAATATAATTGTTTTGTAGTAATTGAGTATTCATTATTCTTCTACAAAGTTATCAATACCTTTTGTTTTGCCTTCTTTTTTCTTTCTTTTGTTCTCTTCAAAATTTTGAATAAATTCGGAAATGTTATCGTAGAGTTCGAACTGTTTCATATTGCCGTTTTCATCTTCGTACATCTCACCTTCATCCAAAATACCGAACTGTTGTGTTGCCTTATATTTCACATACAACTGTTTCTTCTCTTTCATGATTCGGCGTAAGAAAGCATAATATATGATTTGAGTAAAATAAGCAAATGGATTATTACTTTTTGCCGGATCAAAGTTACGGAAATACATAAGGCAATTTTCTACACCATCGGAAATCATTTCATCACGGAAAGTATACGATATAAAATTAGGTTTCCTAGAAAGATGTTCCGCAATCTTCAGAAAGCACTCACCAATGTAATTTGGAATAGGAGGTTCATCTTTCTTTTTCTTTTTAGCCTCCGCACAATCAGCATGGTATTTTACCAAAGATGCTAGGAAATCTGCGTTGTTGATGTAATGATTCGATTTAGTCATAATATTGCCTGTAAAAGTGTTGACAAACGGCTTGACACATGTTAAAGTGGCGGTGTTCCGTTAGATGATTAATGTAATAACTTTCCTTCTTTATATCGTTCTATCTCTTCTAGTTCTTCTTCAGTTAGTTCATCTTCTTCCTCAAAATCAGTTTCCTCATCACTGTGTAACATGGTGAGTACAGATTCATTTACCATACTTTGATAGTATTCAATCAAAGAGTCTTTAGGATCAAACATAGTAATAACATCCGAGTTATAGATTATAGCAGCATCTTCTTTTATTACCTCAATAGGTAACCAAGGCATCATCATAAAGACAGATTGACTTCCTTTTTCAGATGGCATCCTTTTAACGATCATTCTCATAGGGTTAGTTAAAAGAATCATATCAGTATCATTATCTTCTACGATAGAAGAAATTATATCTTCACCTGTTTGTAGTCTTACTATTTTTATTGTTGGTTGATTATTCATCTTTTAACTCTATATTGTAAAATTTGTAATTGAACTTTTCGTCATCGTATATTTTACACCTTTCTATGAAATGTTTCAAGGTAAAATTAGCATGTTTACCTATTCTCATATCATCTGCTATATCGAATAACACCGCTTCTTCTTTGTTTTCTCCTTTTCTAAGACCTCTTCCTATCGATTGTAGATTACGAATTCTTGATTTAGAAGGTGAGGCGAATATAATATTATGAAGGTTGCGGATATTAATGCCAGTACTGAAAGTCCCATAAGAAGCAACAATGATTGCGTTTCTTTCTTTTTCAGTAATTGCTCTAACCGATTCTCGTACTTCAACATCTGTGCCACCAAAGACGAAAAACACATGTCTATTTTTTGCAGACTCCTTAATAATTTCATATAATTTTTTACCATGTTTTTCAACAAATTGAAACAACAGTAAAGTATTTCCTTCTAAAGATAGTGTTAAGTTTTTTATAAATTTATTTCTTTGTTCATTTAATACAATGTAATCAATTTCAGTTTGATAATCCCACTTCTTTGATGCTTGACATACATTATCTGGGTGTTTTAAAATCAAACATTTTATTCTAAAGTCAGCTAACTCTTTTCTACTAATTAATTCGGAAGTAGATGTTGCTTTATATACTGGACCAAATAGTCCTTCTAATACTAGTCTATGTGTTTGAGTACCATCTAAAGTACCTGTAGTTCCTATCCTGTATTTAGAGTTAACGCAACCAGACAAAATAGTTGTTAAAGATTTTGCTTTGAACTGATGAGCTTCGTCACCCATAACAAAATCAAACTGTTCAAAATATTCAGGTTCATTTTTATAGATTGACTGCCAAGTAGTGATAGTCAAAAATTTATTTGTATGTTTTTCTTTACCTGAGTATTGACGGTGACAGTTTGTATCGGAATCGTAACCATAACTTTCAAAGTCTTTATACATTTGTTCCACCAAAGAAGTTGTTGGAACAATTAATAGACCTCTTTGATATTCTTGACTCTGTAAGTATCTTACTATCGTATAAATTATAAGTGATTTACCTGATGCTGTTGGTGACAATAGAAGTATTCTTTTGTTTCTTATAGCTTGAACGAAAGCTTGTAATTGATAATCTCTTATCTCAAAAGGTAAGTTTAATGTTCTTACAAAATCTACCGCTTCAACTAAGGAGAAATTTTCCGTATTTACCACATCTGAATCTATTTCTAGATTATAATCTCTCTCTTTACAAAACTTCTCTATGTAAGGAACAAGACCGTGGTAGATAGATTGATTACGAAGGTCAGCAAGACGTATCTTTCCATCCCACAATTTATTTTTATATGCAGGAGTGAATTGATAACCTGGAACAAAGAAAGTAAAATATTCTGAGAGTTCTTGAGCTATACTGCGTTCACATTCAAATTGTATATAAACTTCATTCTTTTTATGAAGTACGATAGTATCAGTCAATTAAATACCTTGTATAAATTTTTGCCAACTAATATAGTCTCTTAATTGGAAAGTTCTACTGTTTAATTCTTTGAGTATTATGGTGCAGAGATCAACGATTTCATCATGTAAAGCTTTGTTGGCTAAATATTTGTTTAAATCCTCATCACTGTCCAAATATGTAGTTATGTCGGATTTGAGTATGAAAGGAAAAGGTTTCCAACCGTGTTCTTCGAGTTGGTCATCATCTAGTTTACCTGTGTAATATTCCCATTTTAACTTCTTCATTTTATTATATTTGAACTCAGCATCTTTTGACAACAATCTGTGTCTCGATAGAACATTCAAATATTTGCTATGTAATTTAGGAATGTTTAGTATTTCTTTGTCCGGTTCAGTGCGATCAATGTCACAATCTTGCCGCCACATTTCCAATAAATCATCAATTTGTTTCATTATATCCTCCTAGTCACATTATACAATAATTAAAAAATAATGTCAAACAGTTTTTATGTCATAATATGAATATCTAAAAGTGCCGTCTGCCGTAGGTATAGAGTTAGGATCTTCTTGTGTCGAAAGAATTATGGTACTTATACTTGTAGGAAAAACATCATAGAAAACAAATTCGTGAGTTGGGTTATTTGAAGATGATAGTACCACAATTTTAGCATCTGAATATTGTGGTTTTAATTGAGCCCTGTTTGGATTTAAATTTCTCAAATTTTTATATTCATCAAAGTTTACAGGGAATGTCATTGCCCTAATCCAATCGTGTACTTCTTTCCATGCAGTCAATTCCTCATCTACCATAAACGTCACATTCAATAAATCATATATGGCTTTTTCACCTGGGATATACACATCAACGAAAGGTGTAAATTGAGGTATTTCAGCCATTGAAATTCCAGGTAAAGTAACTGACTGACAGAAATATTGTATGTTAGGCAACCTACTAAAAGTTAATATAAACTTATTAGGTTGTAGAAAATTTGGATTAGATGGGTTACGGGTTATAGCTGTCATAGAATTCTTTCAAACGTATGGCTATATTTAGGTGTAAAAAAAGAGGGACTTTTTACAGTCCCTCTTAAAACACATTATAATTATTGTTTTTGTGTTTTGTAGATTACATTAAGTTTGCAATCTTGAACGCACGGTAGTACAAGTTAGCCTTAGCAGTTAGAGCACCGGAACCTTGTGTAGCACCTTCAGCGAATGGGTTAGCAACTAGACCATAACGTGTCTTGAAGCCAATCTTTGGCTGGAAGTTACCAGTGTCAACAGCACGAACCATTTGTAGAGGAACGTATGGGCAGTAGAAAATACCTGCGTCATAAGCGTTAGCACCCTTATAACCAACAACTGCAAACTCGGAAGATGCTGATGCTGGGAAGTATGGATCGATATAAACTTTGATACGACCGAAGATTGTACCAGCAAAAGTATTACCAGTGTCGTCAACGGTTAGGTTAACTTGACCTTGTAGAGCTGAGTTATAGTCAAGAATACCAGCCATTGCAAGAGCAGAAGCAACATCTGATGAGCAGATCATGATGTTACC